TTTTTACCGATAATTGAAGTTGAACGTGTAAAGGCCTTGGCTGATCTTTTAGGAATGTTCTATATTGCTCAAGCCGGTGTAGTAGGTGCTTATATGGGTGTAACAGCCTGGATGAGCAGAAAATAATTTAATCAAGGAGATTTAAATGAAATTATTTTTAACAATGTTAATGGCAGGCTTTTTAGCTGCTGGTCCAGTGTATGCCGCTGAAGAAAAGAAAGAGGCAGAAACTGCTAAAGTTTGCGTCGATGTACAGGGTAAAGACGGTAAACCTGTTATTGATCCAAAAACCAAAAAACCAAAACAAGAGTGTAAAACAGTTAAGAAACATCAAAAGCATGAAGGCACCAAAGTACCTGACGCAAAGAAATAATTCTGTTTTTGACTTTTATCAAAGGGTATAGTATAATTACTACTATACCCTTTTTTACTCTATGATAGATTATTATAAAACTTTAGGTGTAGGAAAATCTGCTACACAGGACGAAATTAAAAAAGCATATCGTAGCTTGGCTATGAAGCATCATCCTGACCGCGGCGGTGACGCTAATAAATTTAAAGAAATTGAAGAAGCATATCGTACACTCAGCGACGATGAAAAAAGATTTCAATACGACAATCCTAACCAATACCAGTTTAATACCAGCAATATGGGCGATGATATCTTCACAACATTTTTTGGTGGAGGTAGTCCTTTTGGATTTGGTTTCCAACAGCAACAAAGAAATACTAACATAGGTGCCAATGTCACAATTACTCTAGAAGATGTGTTGACTGGTAAAACCATAGATGCTGAGATCAGCTTTAGAAACGGTCAGAAAAAACTAGTTTCTATAAACATACCAGCAGGTATTGAAGATAATGTACAGATCAGATATCCAGGAATGGGAGATCACAGTATTCCCAAACTTCACCCCGGCGACCTTATTGTAACTGTTAGAGTAATACCTCATCCAATATGGCGTAGAGAGCACTCTAATCTATTGTTAGAAAAAGATATAGATGTTTGGGAAGCACTACTAGGAACTGAAGTAACTTTTGAAACTTTAGAAAAGAAAACTCTAAGCATAACAGTACCAGCTGGAACACAACCTGGGACAGTGTTTAGCTGCAAAGGAGAAGGCCTACCACACCCTCGATCAGGAGTGCGTGGAGCAATTTTAATTAAAGTTAAAGTTAACATACCAAAGATACTTTCTGAGCAGGCAAAAAAACTTATAGAGGATTTACGCAATGGCATTTGAACTCGGCCCACATGATGCGTTAACACAGGTTAGCTTGGACTGGGATTTTTCTGTTGATAAAAACGCAGAGGATCTAGAAAAACAAATGATAGACTTTATGTTAGATAATAACGGCATAGGGCTAGCTGCTAATCAAATAGGATTTACAAAAAATGTTTTTGTGATAGGTAGTAAAAATATTTCAGGATACGAACCTATGGCTGTGTTTAATCCTAAAATTTTAGAAGTAAGCAAAGACACAGACCTTTTTAAAGAAGGATGTTTGAGTTATCCTGATTTATGGTTAACTATTAAACGACCCAAAGCTATTATCGCAGAGTTTCAAAATAGCAAAGGAGACATTGTCACTGCTGAGATGGACGGGCTAATTGCTAGATGTTTTCAACACGAGTTTGATCACCTAAAGGGAATATGTTTTGTTGACAGAGTATCTCAGATGAAGCTACAATTAGCTATTAAAAAAATTAATAAGAGAAAATAATCAATGCTAGAACCAAGTAAAAAACTCCAAGCAGTCTTTGAAAAAGCGATCGATGTTGCTCAAAGACTAGAACACGAATACATTACTATTGAACATTTAACCTTTTCTATTATGTTAGATGAGGAAACATTTAATGGTTTACAGAAATCCGGATTTGCTAGCGAGTACCTCAAAGTTAATTTAGATCATTTTCTTAAAACAAAATTAGATGATATTAGAACTGGTACTGATAAACACAAACCAAAAAGAACTACTTCAGTTGAGCGTGTGCTAAACAGAGCATTTACACAGGCCTTATTCAGTGGGCGACAAGTTATTGAAGTAGAAGATGTGTTAATTGCCATTATCGGAGAAAGAAAGAGCTTTAGTTTTTATTATATGACCAAAGCTGGTATTACTAAAGAAAAACTAATCGAATACTTCCAATCCAAATTTGAAAACGATATCGAAGTAGACGAACAAAATCCTAGACTAAATCATAACCAATTGGATAAAATTCTCAATCAATTCTGTAGTAATCTAAGCCTCTTGGCAAAACAACGTAAGATTGATCCAGTAATAGGCAGAGATGACGAGTTAGAAAAAATACAACTTATTCTAGCACGTAGGACAAAGAGCAACGTTTTATTAGTTGGCGAACCCGGAGTTGGTAAAACTGCTATAGCAGAAGGGCTAGCTCGTAAAATATTTGAAAAGAAAGTTCCTAAATTTATATTAGACCATAGTGTCTATACATTAGATATCTCTGCGTTGCTAGCAGGCAGCAAATATAGAGGCGACTTTGAAGAACGAATTAAAGCAGTTCTAACAGCCTTGGAGAAAAAAGGAAAAATTATTCTGTTCATCGACGAAGCACATATGATGAATGGTGCTGGTGCCGCTAATGGGTCAGCTAACGATTTGGCTAACATCCTCAAGCCAATGTTGACCAAAGGTACAATGAAAGTCATTGCGTCAACTACATGGGAAGAATATCGTAAACACTTTGAAAAGGATCGTGCTTTGATGCGTCGATTCCAGCGTGTTACAGTTGATGAGCCTACACCGGAACTGTCAGTTAAGATTATCAAAGGCATTCGCAAGTATTACGAGCAGTTTCACGGTGTTAAAATTACCGATGCTGCTATCGAACAGGCTGTAAAAATGAGTATCAAATACATGCCCGATAAGAAATTACCAGATAAGGCCATTGACATTATCGATTGCTCTGCGGCTAGATATAAAATCAAAGATAATGATGTCGAAACTGCTGTAAGTATTGTTGACATTGAACAGGTTATGTTTGAAGTCAGTAAAATGACCAATATGCCGTTTGAAGCAGTTAGCGAAAAGGAATCTAAAAATCTGTCAGACTTAGAAGCCAATTTAAAAAATTCTGTGTTTGGTCAGGAATCAGCAATCTCTAACTTGCTCGATAAAATCTTTGTAGCACAAGCAGGTATGAAAGTACCCAATAAGCCCATTGGATGTTTCTTGTTTGTGGGTCCAACTGGTTGTGGCAAAACCGAAACTGCTAAAGCATTGTCTGAAAAGATGACAATGCCATTGGTAAGATTTGATATGAGCGAATATCAAGAAAAACACAGTGTAGCAAGACTGATCGGTGCTCCTCCGGGCTATGTAGGTTTTGAAGATAATGCCGGACAACTGATTACTAAACTTCAAGAAACACCAAACTGTGTTTTATTGCTTGATGAAATTGAAAAAGCTCATCCAGATGTTTCTAATATCTTGTTACAGTTCATGGATAATGGTTTTGTAACAGGCAGTAATGGTAAACAAGCAGATGGCCGTAACAGCATTCTTATTATGACATCAAACTTAGGTGCGGCGGACAATGAAAGAAACACTATTGGGTTTGGCGATTTAAACAAAGACGGCGAAGATGATAAAGCGGTTAAGAAATTCTTTGCTCCTGAGTTCCGTAATCGTTTAGATGCTATTGTTAAATTTGGCGGATTATCAATGGATACTGTCAAAGTTATCGTAGACAAGTTTATGCGTGAATTAAATCATCAGATCAAAGACAAGGGTGTAGAAATTGTACTCACAGATGATTCTAGAAATTGGCTAGCTAAGAATGGTTATAATGTCAAATTAGGTGCTAGACCTCTAAACAGACTAATTGATAACGAAATCAAATCACCTGTTAGTAGAAAAATACTATTCGGTGAATTGAAAAATGGAGGCAAGGTATTTGTTAATGTGGTTGACAATAAACTAGAGTTTGTTGTAAAATTACAAGAGGACGAGCTAGACAAGTACGAAAAACGTGCTTTTAAGCACCATAGAAGGATTCTAGACGGTGCTCCATTGATAAAAGATGATACAATACAAGCCAACTAAAAAGTTATTCTACGGTAAATGGCTTTACAAAGTCAGCTATAACATTGACGGCTGTTCATTCATAAGGCATAAGTCTTTTGACGGTATTGAGAATACTATTGAAAAACTTGTGCCTAACAGTACCTATAATCGCAAAATTATCAATAGCAAGGATGATTTAGTACATCTCACTGGCTTATTAAAAAAAGTTCCTGGAAATTCCTATGATATTAGAATAGAAACAAATATCATTGATGTTTATACTAGCGACGAAGCATTTTTTAACACAATGCTATGCCTGTTACCCGAAAAAATACGATTCGCACAAAAACCCGAGCAGCAACTATCTGACAAACATACCATTCTTGTAAAAAAGTATCCTCAAGATAAGTTTACTATGCGAGTATACATGAAACCTCATAAAATGGATGTTAGTGAAAAACCGCAGTATATTAAATGGTTAAAAAGCGTTAATGGAGTTTCTATTTCTGACGCTGTATCGCAGTGGTTTATAACTACTCACTGGAACTGGGATCGTAGATATATTCTTGTAGATAGCGAAAAGACGCTGCTAATGCTGAAATTAAAGAATTCTAACGTGGTTGGCACAGTTTATAACCTGATTATACAGGACTAATACAATTTCTTATCAATTCTAGTCTGCGATAAATATAGTATCATCTTCAAAGAGAGATACTATGCGAGATATTCTTAATAAATTAAACGTAATCAACGAATCTTCCCTCAAAGATCAGGGAGATCTAGAAGCTAAACGCAAAGCCCTAGCTGATCTAGAAGCAGATCCTGTAGCATCATCCGACCCTGAAATTTCATCTGCTATAGAGCAACGTAAAGCAGATCTTGAACGAGAAGCTAAATCTAAAGGATTTTCAGAATCTTTAGAGATAGGTGACGGGTTTGGTATTAGCTTTTCTGAAGATCACGAAATTGCTACAGAAATTGTAGATATCCTAGAAGATGGTATTGTAATTGAACTAGATGACACTGCTTTAGATATGCTGACCAACGAAGGTTTAACATTCTTAGAAGGCGAAGTAGTCAACGAAGAAAAACAAAAAGGTGTTGATGGCAAGGCTTGTTGGAAAGGCTACAAGCGTATGGGCACCAAACAGAAAGGCGGCAAGACTGTAGATAACTGCGTTAAGATGGGCGAAGATATAGAAGAAGATCAAACAGACGAAGCTAAGTATCAAGGCCGTGAAGTACCGTTAGGTAAAAAGATGGCCGGCGATGTTAAAAAATCAAAAGTATATGTACGCAAGCCTAATGGTAATATTGTCAAAGTAAACTTTGGCGATAAGAAAATGCGTATTAAAAAATCAAATCCAGCACGTAGAAAATCATTCCGTGCTAGACATAATTGTAAAAATCCAGGACCACGTTGGAAAGCGAGATACTGGTCTTGTAGGAGTTGGTAATGAGATTATTTGAACTGTTTGGCCCTGAGTCAGAAAACAAAGACGAAAGATTAAATTCAGATATTGATTATGTATCTGATTTAAAATTTTTTATAGACAATGACAACGATCTAGTAAGTCAAAGTTTATTTCCAGCTATTAAGAAACACAAGGCATTAGGTGGAGAACCTGGGCAATATCATGTTTATCTCAATGCTGTAAAATCAGCAATTCCCAAATACTGTGCAGAATACGAAATGTCTGATGTGGAAGAAGACATTTTTACCAATGAAGTTATTGAAGCAGTTTGTAAAAGATTTGCCGAAGAGCAATGTAATTATTTAGAACGCGGCGATTATGAGACTTAAAGAACTTTTTGAACAAGTAGACAAAACTGTAGCAGTTGCCTTTGGCAGACTCAATCCTCCTACTATTGGTCACGAAAAATTAATCAAAGCTGTAATGGATCAACCAGCAGATGCTCATTTCTTATTTGTGTCACATACTCATAAGCCTACGGGAAAGAACAAAACAAGATTTGAAAATCCGTTGCCATTTGATACAAAACTACATTTTATACAAAAAGCATTTCCTAATATTCCTATAGGTGACACATCTGTTAAGACAGTTATAGAAATGATGAAGTATCTAGAAGATAAAGGCTACGAAACAGTAATCATGGTCTGCGGTTCAGATCGAGTGCCCGAATTCACTCAGCTGCTAAATGATCGAAACGGTAGTGATTATAATATTAAGAATTTAAAAATACAGTCTAGCGGCATGAGAGATCCAGACTCCCCGGGAGCAGAAGGCATGAGCGGTACTAAGATGAGACAGGCTGCTATAGATAATGACGTTGAAAAATTTAAATCAGGACTAGCTACTGGATTACAGGGCGATGTTGAAGCAGTATTTTCTGCTGTTAGAGAAGGATTACAACCTTGGATATCAGAAGGGGTTTCAGAAAGCTACGGTCGCTACTGGTGCTCAACTGATAAGAAATGGAAAACTCGTAAAGGTCCTAAACAAAAGAGATCATCATGAAAGCAAAAGAATTTATACCAACAAGTAAGCCACGTAACTTTGTAGCTAAGAATCAAAAAACTGCAGGGGCCGGTGCCCACAAAGATAAAAAGAAAGCAGCCAAACAAGGTGATGTAAAACATAAAGCTAAACAGTTTGAACAAGGTGTGGCGGAAGACCATGGAGACCCACAAATCAAACCTGGGATGAAAACCCAATACGGAACTGTGATCTCAGTAGAGGGCAACACTGTCACAGTCAAAGCATCAAACGGTGAATTGACCACTGTGAATATTCAAGATATAGATCAAGCCATGGCCGAAAGCACCGTAGAGCTTAATCCCGGTGAAGATCCACATTACTTTAGAGTGCGTCATCAAACCAAACGAGATATTGAATTAGAAATGCCACCTAAGGCATGGGACGCTGTTGGTCCTGCATACGCTACATATGAAGAAGCTAAAGAAGCGTTTGAACAATTAAAAGCTAAACACCCTAACGAAAGATTTACCTATACACAGCATCCTAGAATATCTCCTATGGGCGGTGTGGCAAAACGTGTGTTCCCCGAAGAGGCAAATATGGAAGCAAGAGATCCAGAAGATTGGGACGAAGGCAATACTGAACCTCCAAATAACTTTGCTGTTTATATCAACGGCAAGAAATGGAAAGTATTTAAAGGCCGTGGATATTACGCAGACGACGAGCGTGAAAGACAACACTACTACCAGTTAAAAGATTGGGCTGCTAAAAAAACTGCCGCCACTGGTAAAAAGTGGGAAGTTTCTATCACTGGTGAACCAGCAACAGAATAATGAACATAGAAGATCTTAAACGTTTAGCCGGTATTAAAGAATTTAAAGGCTACCAACCCTATGGTGGTAGTAATATCAGCATCACTGGTACAGAAAAAAGACAATTAGAAAAGAAACACAATATAAAACCCGGAACACCAGAATGGTTTAAACTATGGTTCAGTTTACCTTATATGACTGGCGAAAAACCTGTAGGAGATGATCAATGGTCGAGATAACAGAATCAGCTAAAGCTAAAGTAATTGATCTACTAAACGAAGAAAATAATCCAGAGCTAATGTTACGCACATTTGTTCAGGGAGGTGGGTGCTCAGGATTTAGTTACGGTTTTACTTTTGACGAAGCACAAAACGATGACGACTTTGAGATAGCACTTAGTGATCGCTGGAAAGTTGTTATTGATGCTATGAGTATGCAGTATCTAACTGGTGCTCAGATAGATTATACAGACGACATTAATGGCAGTCAATTTACTATTAAAAATCCCAACGCACAAACAACTTGCGGTTGCGGAAGCAGTTTTTCAATATGAACAAATATCCAGTATACCCCGAACAACAGAGCGAAGAAGATCGTCCAATAAATCCTTACGGTGATCATTGATGCGAGCTAAAGAATTAAATCAGTTACCTAAAGGTGTTACAGTCTACGTTGACATGGACGGTGTTCTTGCTGACTTGTTTAATCACGTTGGCGGATTACACGATGTAGAACATTACAACAAGATGACTCAGGATCAATGGGAAACGTTTTTTAAAGATTCAAATGCCTACGAACTTTTTAAAGGACTTCCAGCATTTCCTACCGCTAATAAATTATTAAGCATTGTTAAAAACTTTGCTGGCGGATACAAAATCTTAAGTAGTCCATTAAACTTTGACAAAGCAGGTAGTATCAAAGGCAAGAAAGAGTGGTTAGCAAAACATATCAACGTGCCTGCCGATGCGTGGGTGTTTGAACATGAAAAACAAATGTATGCTAATACCAATGGTGTACCTAATATACTAATTGACGACTATGGTGTAAACATTAGAAAGTGGCAGGCTGCTGGCGGGATTGCTATCAAATATCAAGCAGATGAAGACAGTCTTAAAAAAGTATTAGACGGGTTACGTGATGCTAAAGAAATTTTATCTAATACGCCAACTGAAAACATAGACGAAGCTAGAAGAAAAAAGAAACGTAGTCGGTGGGCTGCTTATGGTCCAGGACCATATGGCTATTACGGTACAGCAGTAGGGTACAGCGGTGATGGTGGTATCGGCGGGGACGGTGCTGGTGGTGAAGATCGACACGTTAATGATGAGCCATATGGTCCGGAAGCTAAACCTACTATGCCAAAAGGTACAGTAAAAGTTGATGTCAGTGATGTCTACGATTGGTATAAACTAGGAATGCATATTGCTAATCTTAAGGGATTAGGCAAGCACGATTTTGGCCAAGGGCCTCCAAGTACTATTTTATCGTTTGGTGACGAAGAAGAAGAACACAAGTATATTCAAGATTTAGAAAAAACAGGATTAACTACTACTGATATTGATCCGGTTGATCCTAAACAACCTAAGGGAATGAAGCGTCAAAAAACTGATCCTAGGTACAACGTAGAAAATTTTGCCGATGGCAAAGTCAAAGGCAAAAGTAGGCCAGGGCGTGTAAAACGTGCCGGTGCTAGTTGTGATGGATCAGTAACTGATTTAAGAAAAAAAGCCAAGAATGCTTCCGGCGAAAAGGCTAAAATGTATCATTGGTGTGCCAATATGAAAAGCGGTAAATAAGCTATGAAGATTGAAGAGATCACAGGTCAGTTTAAATTCTTTGCTGCTAAAGTACGAGTCAAGCAGACCGGCTATAGCCAAGTTATAGATACTACTATTACTGCTAAGAATCAAGAAATGGCCCGTAGATTAATCAAAGCACAGTATGGAAAAACTGCCCTAGTTAGCAATGTTAGAGAAATTAAATGAAAATTAAAGATATTATTCAAGAAACAGCTACAGCAGGTGCTACATCAGCAGCTAATGTTTCCGTAGGGGTAGCTTACCCTAATGTCAAAGGAAAGCAGCCTAAAAAACGAAAAGACGGTACTGCTCCTAACGCATTAGATCTAAAAGGCGGAAACCTGCTTTCAGGCGGCTCTTTGGTAAAAAGATAAATACTACTATGAAAAACAATGTGTTTAATGAAGATAACGATCTAGGTCCTCAAGACCACGAAGCTTCTATGGCTAGAGCAGAACTATACAAGTCTGCTGAATATGCTATTAAGATCTTCCATATGATCAAGCCCGGCGATAATTTAGAAGGATGGGTAGCTGCTAAGATCACTAAAGCAGCTGATTATCTAGATTCTGTAGCACATTATATGGAATATCAAAAGAAATTCGAAGAACCTAAAATGGATGACGAAATGTCGTTGGACTCTGAACCAGACGAATCATTAACTGCTGAAGTTGCTGAAAACCTCACAGATCAATGGAAAAAATTTAAGACACAAGGATAAGAACATGGATTTTAAATCTATAATTAACAAACTAGACAATTTGTCTGCTCCTCCAAAGGGAGTTCAAGCACCAAAACAAGCCGATCCTATTAGATTAGACGAAGGCACAGAATTACGTGTTCTAGCTGGTGTTACAAAACTAACTGAATCTGTTATTGCTGAAAAGAAATTAACAGCAGCCGAAAAGAAAAAGAAAGAAGAAGTTGCTAAGGCAATCGAAAAAGACGACCCTAGCATGAAAAAATCTAAAAAGATGGCTATTGCTACAGCAACAGCTAAAAAGACAACCGAAGCTGTTAAAGAAGAAATGAAAGTTGGCGACAAAAAGAAATCAGCTTCCGGTGGCACAATTACTAAAACAGCAACTGGTATCAAACACGAACGTGATCCAGAAAGCTACGACGATGGCGGGGACAGCGAAGAGAAGTCAGGCAAGGGTAAAAAGAGCCATGCTAAGTCAATGTCAGCAGCGGAAAAGAAAGATCGTGCTCCAAAACAAAAACAATCTCCAAAGAGTGCTAAGACCTGGGGTATGAAAGACGGCGAAAAATTTGACAATCGTAAAAAAGACGAATCTGTTAAAGAAGGTGCCAAGCCAGACGCTAACAAAGACGGCATTCCGGATTACGCACAAGACGGAAAAGGTCCTAAGGACCTAGGAAAAGGTAAAACACCTGCTGCCAAAGACGGTGCTAAGAAAGGCATGTCAGCCAAGCAAGAAAAATTCTTTGGCAAAAAGAAAGCTAAAGAATCATTATCCTTTGCTACAGCACTTCAAGTAGTTAGAGAAAGTAGAGGCCAATTTCAAATTGATCCTATGGACAAAGATTTATGGTCATGGGCAGAGCGTGTAGGTAAGAGCAAATTTAACGAATCTGTTCAAGCACAGGCATTTGCTGCTGCTACCTATGAAAGAATGGGCGGCGAATGGAACCTACATAAAATTATCAAAGAATAAATTTCTTTTGGTAAACAAAAGCCAGTCATTACTTGACTGGCTTTTTTTATGACTATATAATATACATTATTACTTGGAGTTTACAAATGGCAAAAATGTACGGACCTGAAGAAAAAGCAAAATTAGAAAGATTGATTAACGAAGGTGGTAATGTACTTCGTGAAATTGAAGATTTAAGTGAAGGTCTTAAAGAAACTGTAAAAGCAGTCGCAGAAGAATTACAAGTAAAACCTAGTATTATTAACAAAGCAATTAAAATCGCACATAAAGATAATTGGAAATCCCATGAAGAAGAGTGGGACGAAATTGAAATGATCTTAGGTGTTACAAAAAGATTACCCGAATGATAGATATTTTAAATGGAACAGCTACATGGATCAAACAAGACTATTCGAGCAATGGAGTTCGTTTTTGTCTTGAGGTCGTTGCTTGGGCTATTAGCATTGGCTGTTCTATCACTATGGCACTCACCGTTCCAACACCACCTCTCATTATACTTTACCCAATTTGGATTACTGGTTGTGCTATATACGCTGGGTGTGCTTATAGTCGTGGTTCCTTTGGGATGCTGGCTAATTACCTATTGTTGGTCACAATTGACTCAGTAGGGTTAGTTAGGATGCTAAGTACTTAAGAATAAGGTTTGATCAGCCATAAATGATCTGTTTGGTTTGCCAGCCGCAAATGGCATAGGAGAAAAATTTGAGTTACGTTGACGCATTCTATAATCGCGATCAGGATACTATCCACATCGTTGAACGAGACGATAATGGCCATAGACATTTTAAAGAATATCCTGCTCGACATATCTTTTACTTTCAAGACCCTAAGGGCAAATATACTAGTACTAACGGCGAACCACTTAGCCGTGTAACTTGTAAAAATCTCAAAGACCTACATAAAGAACTTAAAATACACAGCGGTATGAAGCTGTATGAATCGGATATAAATCCAATTTATCGATGTCTAGAAGACAATTATCTAAATCAAGACTCCCCCAAATTACATGTAGCATTCTTTGACATTGAAGTAGACTTTGATCCTGAGCGTGGCTACGCATCACCAGAAGATGCGTTTATGCCTATAACTGCTATTGCTGTACACTTACAATGGTTAGATACTCTAGTATGTTTAGCTATACCTCCAAAAACTCTCACCGTAGAAGAAGCTAAACAAGCAGTAGCAGAATTTCCTAATACTTATATTTTTGAAACAGAAGCAGAGCTGTTAGACAACTTCCTAAATTTAATCCAAGACGCCGATGTATTAAGCGGATGGAACTCAGAAGGCTTTGATATTCCTTATACTGTTAATCGTGTAACCAAGGTATTAAGCAAAGACGACACACGTAGATTCTGTCTGTGGGATCAATATCCAAAGAAACGAGAGTATGAGAAGTATGGAAGGCAAGCTGTTACTTATGACCTTGTTGGTCGTGTTCATCTGGACAGTCTCGAGTTGTACCGCAAATATACCTATGAAGAACGCCACACATACAGACTTGATGCTATTGGAGAAATGGAGATAGGTGAGAACAAGACTGTCTACGAAGGTACGTTGGATCAACTGTATAACAACGATTTCCGTAAGTTCATTGAATACAATAGACAAGACACGGCCTTGTTAGATAAATTAGACAAAAAACTAAAGTTTTTAGATCTTGCTAACAAACTAGCACATGAATGTACTGTATTATTACAGACAACTATGGGTGCTGTAGCTGTTACTGAACAGGCTATTATTAACGAAGCTCATCGAAGAGGAATGATTGTTCCTAATAGGATCCGAAGAGAACCTGGTTCAGAGCCGGCTGCGGGTGCGTATGTTGCGTATCCAAAGAAAGGTATCCACGAATGGATCGGTTCAGTTGATATTAACTCGCTGTATCCGTCAGCGATTCGTGCTTTGAATATGGGTCCAGAGACTATTGTTGGACAATTACGTCAAGACTATACAAAAAATTACATTGAACAGGAAATGGGCAAGGGAAAATCATTTGCTGCTGCTTGGGAAGGTATATTTGGTAGTCTTGAATACGAATTCGTGATGGAAAGAAATATTGCCAAAGAAATTACAATTGATTGGGAAGGTGGGGGTAGCGATACCCTAAGTGGTGCTCAAATCTATGACCTTATCTTCGAAAGTAATCAACCTTGGATGATTTCTGCTAACGGTACAATTTTCACTTACGAAAAAGAAGGTGTTATTCCCGGATTGTTAAAACGCTGGTACGCTGAACGTAAAGAGATGCAGGCCAAACTCAAAGAGTGTATTGCTGCCGGAAATAAAGTAGAAGAAGAATACTGGGACAAGCGTCAATTAGTTAAAAAGATTAACCTAAACAGCCTGTATGGTGCTATTCTTAATCCCGGCTGTAGATTCTTTGATAACAGGATTGGTCAAAGTACTACACTTAGTGGTAGACAGATTGTTAGACACATGGCTGGTAAAATAAATGAAATAGCCACAGGCGAATATGATTACAAAGGAAAAGCTGTAATCTACGGCGACACAGACTCTTGTTATTTTTCCGCTTACCCTGTGTTGAAAAAAGAAATTGAAAGCGGTCAGTTACCTTGGAATAAAGAAACTGTAGTCCAACTCTACGACCAAATAGCAGATGAGGTAAATGCCAGCTTTCCTAAAATGATGCAAGATAAGTTTCATTGTCCTAAAACTCGCGGCGAAGTTATCAAAGCAGGAAGAGAACTAGTAGCTTCAAAAGGTCTGTTTATTACTAAGAAACGCTATGCTGTTCTTTATTATGATAAAGAAGGTAAACGAGCAGATGTAAATGGTAAACCGGGAAAGATCAAGGCTATGGGTCTAGATCTTAAACGTTCAGACACTCCAGTTGTTATTCAAGATTTCTTAAGTCAAGTGCTAGAACAAGTCCTAAACGGTGTGCCTAAAGAAGAAGTCCTAGAATACATTACTAATTTTAGAACTGAATTTAAAACACGGCCGGGTTGGGAAAAAGGTTCTCCTAAACGAGCCAACAATATCACTGAGTATCAGGCCAAAGAAAAGAAACAAGGCAAAGCAAACATGCCAGGACATGTTCGAGCTAGCTTAAATTGGAATACTTTGAAACGCATGAATGATGACAAATACAGCATGAGTATCACTGATGGTGCTAAAGTCATTGTATGTAAGATCAAAGATAATCCAATGGGCTATACTAGTGTAGCTTATCCTGTTGACGAGCTTAGACTTCCTCAATGGTTCAAAGACTTGCCTTTCGCCGACGGTGAAATGGAAACCACAGTTATCGATGAAAAGTTAGAAAACCTAATTGGTGTTTTGGAATGGGACATCAGTTCAACTAGGTCGGATAATACATTCAGCAAATTGTTTGATTTTGAGTGATTTCTAGGTTGATTTTTTCTCAAGATCTAAATATAATCTTAATATACATGGAGACTCTCTAAATGAAAGATATTTTACAAGACATCGTATCACATACGCAAAACCTAGGCTTCTTAACCACAGTTAAGGTCACAGGCACAGAAGAAGGCACAAGCATCTTCTCAATGGCTGATGACCGTTCAGTAATTATGGAAGCTAGCACACACAATCCATATCCAGATATGATTGGTACATTTGGAATGCCGCAACTACAGAAATTAAAATATCTAATAGACGGTCCAGAATACAAAGAGGATGCTAAGATAAACATTACTACAGCAGAACGTAACGGAGAAACTATTCCTGTTGGTATTCACTTTGAAAACAAAGATGGCGACTTTAAGAACGATTATCGTTTTATGAATCAAGAAATCATCAACGAAAAGATGAAAACAGTTAAGTTCCGTGGTGTTAAGTGGGATGTAGAGCTTGAGCCAAGTGTAGCTTCTGTTACACGTTTTAACTTTCAGGCAGGTGCTCATAGTGAACATCCAACATTCTTGGCAAAAACAGATGGCAATAATCTAAAGTTTATATTTGGCGATGCTTCAACACACGGCGGCGAATTTGTATTCGCACAGAATGTAGTAGGTAAACTTGATCGCGGATGGACATGGCCAGTACTTCCAATTCTAAGTATCTTAAAAGCTGCTGATGTTAACAATACTAAAATGGCTTTAAGTAATGAAGGTGCTATCCAAATCACTTTAGACAGCGGACTTGCTACTTACAAATACATTATTCCAGCACAGCAACAATAATGATTAAAGGTCTACAAGGTATTAGCGGGTTAACGGTAACTGGTGGTAACACCAGTATGCCGTACATTAATCAAAACAACAACAATCCTATACAAGGTATGCTCCGTGTATGGGGTAATGATATGCAGGTGTTTGACGGCAACTCATGGATCAACATGAGTACCAGTTATGCTACTGTAGGCC